TATTGTTGCCACACACCCTGTTTTTCCCAGAGCTTTGCTTGAATGGCGTCTTTAACGCTAAATGATTTAATTTTAGGCTCTTGGCCTTTTCGCGTGATGCTACAAAAAGCAACAAGGTCAGGATCGCTAGTTAAAAAACTGGTTACTCGCTGGCCTTTAATTTCAAACCATTCATCATGCGAAATATAATGCGGATGACTAACAACAACAGCCAATGCAGCATCACCCCAGATACAAGGGCGACCATTTATTACTGCTATATTTTGAATTGAGGCGAAAAAATCCAAACCAATTGTGGCGCCCATTTGCCAGGCAAGGAATATATCCATTGGTTTGCCTTTCAACCCTGATGGAATAAAGTCTGCCTTTGATGCTTTTTCACAAAATTGCATAGCATCGGCATAGGTGGTGGGCATAAACATTTGCGAGGTTAAAGCTGGCGATACAATTTTGGTTTGATTTTGGGTTTGGATTTCGTTTGTCATGTGTTTTTATCTCTCGCTTAGTCTGAAGGTGCGTTTTCCGTTCTTATCGGCTTTCCACGTTGCCAGAATTTTGTCATCCTTTTTAATCCCCGAATTTTCCCCGATGAAACAAAATAGTTGCTGTAAGCAATCATCTTCATACGCTTTGTCTATTTTGAGGCGGCCTCTTACTTGCTTTAAGACACTCAAAACCTCTAGCGTGTTTTCGTCGGCTTCGACAAAATCTGATGAACTGTTGGTGAATTTTAATTTGCAATCGGCGACTGAAATTAAATCTGGCGCAACATCGGCTAAAACATGGTTGTTCCAAAAGTGTGTAATGGTGTTTTCAAGCCCAGCAATAAATTCATTGTGTCGCTTGAATTTATAAATGCGCGATTGTCGAAAGTTCAAAAAGAAAGCGATCAAGTCTGCTTCATCATAGTCAGTACAAGCCAACTGGTGCTGTACCTGTATGACATATTCAGGTGGAACATGGTCAGTACCCGCCTCGCCCCATCTTGCAGGGTCAAACGTGACGGCCTTTAGTTCAACGAGCTTGCGTTTGCCAACGACATAGCGGTCAGGGTGGCATAGCATGAATGGCAATCGTGGATGCACAATCGTATCAGGCCGATATTCGAGTGCCTCGCCTGTTTCGTATTCATAGCGTCTGGCAATGGCTGGCTCAAGTTCGTGACCCCACCATTGATAATCGTCTTGCGATTGATCTCTCTCAAGACGGCCTGTTTTTTCCATCCAGAGCTTGTACGGTGTCGAGTAAGGATTGGGTATTTGGGGGAACAGGATCACTGACTCACTCGCGCCTATGCCTGTTTTTCTCGCAGCGATTTGTGCAGGCGTTAGCATCTAGGCGCTCCGTATATCGCGGGCGCGTTGAAGATTGTCGAAGTGGCGATGCTCGTCATCTTCGCTTGCAAAAGGCCATGCCTTCTTAGGCTCGGTTACTTCGTCGAGAAATTCTTCATCGGGGATAATGTCATTTGCCATGCTCGTTTTTCCTGTCATAGGAACTGCAAGCGGCACATTCAGCTTAATAATGACTCTTTCCTTGAGCATGGTTCTGGGCAGTTCCCTTGGTTCTAATTGTGCCACTATACAATATAAAAGTAGCGTATTGCTACTTTTTAGAGTAAAAAAAAGGCCACACCCCTATTTGTTCAAAGATGCAGCCTGTTGGAATTTGTCTCGCAGCTCAAGTAAGCGTACAAAACTAAGTCGCGTAATAATTTCAGAAGCGTAGCGATAGTTGGTCGCTATGTCATGGTGAAACTGGGTAATGCCCTCTGCCAACTTGCCACCTAAAAAACTCAGGTGCATGGTGGCTATGTCATCGTTGTTTTTTTGCTCGCTCATAAAATATGCGACCCTTTATTATTAGTTATTAAGTCGTCATTATTATATCAGCGTGATTGCATAATGCAATCAAAACGCAATCACTTTGCCATCAAAGTGCAAGCAAAGTGCAAGCAATCAACCCTCCAAGTCTTTTAGTTTTTGTTTTATAGCATCACGCAATAATTCAATATAGGTCGCGTTTAACGTCTGACCGGTAAGTCGTTTGATGCGTGCCACGTCTTTTATGTAGTAGGCGGGAAGTCTGATAGTGACAGCCACCCTATTCACTTCACGCTCGCCTGTTTCATCGCCATCACTCGCGCCGCCTGCGCCTGATATAAATTTCTTAGCTAACTTCTCACGTTCTTCATGGTTAAGTGGCGGGCGAACAAAGCCCTTTTTGATTTTATCCATGTCTAATGGCCTCTTGATAGAGTGAGTTCATTTCGCTTTCTGCTTTCTTATCGATACCAAGCTCGGTCACTGAATTGCCAGAATTGGCCATCTTACGAAACGCGATACGCTCGCAGATGATGGAATCGGCCAGCTGTATGTGCTCAAAGCCCGCCTCTTGGAAATACTTTCTAGCATCTTCAACCTCTGTCACTTGGGGATTTGTTGAAGCTTGGTTGAAAAAAACAAGGAACTTAAGTCCTTCGTTGATCTGCTTTACTTCGCCCACTAGCCTATCGAGCTTGGCTATTGTCCAGAGATCGAATTGCGACGGGCGTAACGGCGAAATAGCCACATCAGCCACCAGCAAACCCGCCCGTAGCTCAACCGTGTCTTGGCCGCCTGTATCGATAACAATGTCCTCGTATTTCTTTTTCAGCGCCATGATATCGCTGCGTAAATTCTTGCCTAATTTTTGAACGCTTGGGATACGAGGGGTCACTTCGTTACTGTCACGCAATACGCACCAGTTAGAAGCATTTGGCTGGGTAGGCTCTGCATCAACTAAAATGACGTCGCCTCTTTCGATTTGCCGCATCACTGCAAAGTTAACCGCGAAAGTTGTCTTGCCTGTACCGCCCTTTTCTCCACCGACCAAAATTATCATTTTTTAATTCCTTTTCGTTTTTTATAAAAAATATTTTAAAAATCAAAATGCAATCAAAATGATTATATTATGAAATCATAACGCAAGCAAAATGCTTGCATTTCGCCATCAAAGTGCAATCAAAACGCCATCAGAATGCAATATTTTTTTAGTAATTTAGGCTATTGCTTTTCTGTTTTGAACCTGTAAGGATGTGTGAAGTTTATGAATTGAAACAGAATTTACAAAGGGAAGAAAAGGATGATCTTAAAACGATCATCCCCGAATGACCGACTACCTTTGGCGGGGAGGACAAGTCAATTCGGGGATCACAAATCGCTAAGTACGATTGTACGCATTGAAGCACATGCAAATCAAGCGAAGCCTAAACCTGTTGGCCGTTGCGAGCATAATAAACGGCTTGCAAGGCAATACGAATCTTCCGGCAAGAAACGCCCAAGCGTTATCGACGAAGCCATAAAAGCAGTCGGTCATACCTACAAACGCGCAAAATTACTCGCCAAACTTTTCTATCGAAAACAGAGAGTGCATAGCCAGCGACGCGAGGCCATCATTCTGGTCTTGCAAGTGATGTTGCAGTACATGGATTTGGAAACCTTTGAGATAGGCTTTTTTAACGATTCAGGCGACTTTATTCGTCTGGATACTGCCAAGATAGCCTCCTATGCAAAAATCACTGAGATTCGCGCCAAGCGCGCCATACACGATATTACCGAAGCAGGGTACTTAACGACGATTCGTCAGTACAAAATCACCGATGATGGTCGCAAGATCGGCCAGACAGCGATTCGCACCATCTCGCGCAGCTTGTTTCGTGACCTTAACATCGATCACTTGAGTATTTTTAAAGCAAGCGAGTGGAAGCGAAAACGCAACGAAAAAAAACTCGCCAAGAAAAACAAGGCGCGTCTGCGAGAGCTACTCGGTTCAGTCGGTAAGCTCGCAGACAAAACAACCAGCAGTTCATTCAGCGCGATAAGAAAAGCCACCGTACTGTTAGAACACGTCGCAAAAGAAATCATGCCCATCATCCACAAGATCGAAAAAGCAAAGTAGAAACTCTCTTGAGTGCTGCACCTCTATACTTATCCGTTAAAAAAGATCATTTAAAGTACACAATGTTCTACGTGAATCATTTGCGCAGAGCTTTTGCACATGCTTATGCACAGAAATTGTGGATAACTTTGTTAGAAGTGATACCTCGGTCATCGCAACAAGTGATACGTGTAAACACTAAAAGCATACGTTTATTTTTTATTAGGTTCTTTACCCAAAAACAAATAATCGATTGAGAGTTCTAGTTCAATACAAAGACTGCAAAGCAAAGCCATATCGGGGCGTTTCCATCCACGTCTATCACGTTCATAGTCACCGATTGCTTGAGGAGTGCGGTTAATTTTCTTGGCTAAATCCACTAATTTTATTTTTTTGCTCAAGCGAGCGTGTCTCAGCCGTTGCCCTGGCGTGACAGGTTTAGCTTTTAAATTCATTTTCAATCCCTTTTTTATAATTATGTTTGATTTAAGAACGCTTCATTCGTCGCTTAAATCAATGTAACCCCTTGAGGTTAACAAAAAGTAGCGCTATGCTACATTTTCCCTTTTACCTAGTGGTACTGTTTTTTTAATCTAAACGCAAAAGGGATAAATAGGACTGAAAAGGGCAATATTCGATAAAAGGAATTTATTGATGAAAGAAATTAGCAGTTACGAAAGTTTGGAAGATGCGTTGATGTTTTGTATACGCGCAAGCAACAAGGAGTTAAAGCAGGTGGCCGCCGCACTTTGGCCTAGCGACAGGCTCGAAACAACTTACCCTCGTTTGATTGAAGCACTGAACTCTTCCAAGCGTACCAAGCTCTCAATGAATGAAATCATTTTCATCATGAACTTTTGCGGGCGATACGATCCATTGTACTACATGGCAGACAGGTGCTTGCATGTTAGACCGGAAAAGATATCGGTGGAGAAGGAGCAAAAACAAGTCGTAGAGCAATTCGAGGCGATGATATTGGAAGCGACAAAAAAATATCAGTCAATTATGAAAATGACGAAGCAACGAGATGACATTGAAAAAATAAGAGATGGCGTTGTTGCAATCTCAGAATTTGAAAAGAAAGCTGGTTAAGGGATTCTCAATGTGTCGATATTACTCAGCGACGAAGAACTTTGGTCATTATACGAGCAGCATGAATTTTATTTCAAACTCTATGTTTTCGGAATCAGGCGATATATGGACTATCAAACTGGCATTGTTGGCATCAAGCGACGCATCTCTTATCAATCACTCAAAGAGGAAATGTTTGTTGAAACGCGAAAGGGTCTTGATCGAGAGAAATGCGAAGCTCCTACGAAAGCAAGATTACAGCGGGCATTAAAACACCTTGAGAAAATTGGTCTTATTGAGCAAATAAAAAACAAAGATCACCTTGTTTTTCGCTGTCTTTTAGCCAAGCGGGATAACTCCGCCCAAAATAAACCCGATACGAAGTCGATACACTTTCCCGATACACGTCAACAGGGTGAAAACGTAGACGCATCAGGGCTTGCGATCAATCCTGTTATCAAACCCGATACACCTAAAAAGACCATACCCGATACACCTCCGTTATCCGGTAAAGCTAAAGAAAAAGAAATACTTCGTATTTCTAAAAAGAAAGTCCAACTCCCCCAGGATTTTGTTGTCACTGACCAGCACCTCACTCTGGCTAGTGAAAAGAACTGGCCTGACCCGCACAGCGAGATTGATGCGTTCAGGGATTATCACTTGTCGCGTGGAACGACGATGCTTGATTGGGATAGGGCTTTCTACACTTGGTTACGCAACGCCGAGAAGTTTGGGGGGAAATCACGTGGAGATAATCAACAGGTCAAACCAAACTCATTTAACCGAGCAATTGAAAACATCATCAATTCTGCCAACCGTTCCCGCTAAATACCCTAAATGGCTGGATGAATTATTTTTGCGCTTTGCGGTTATTTACGAGGGCAGATGGACTAGCACCATCCAAGACCCACGAATGCTTGAATTGAAAAAAGCTGAATGGTACGAAACGCTGCAAGATTTTGACGCTGAAATAATTATGGAGACAGTCGCCTATGTTAAAAAGTTACCAGCTGAGAAAGATCGCCCTCGATATCCAGACATTCATGAATTTCATACGATTGCTCTTGGCAAGGCGAAGCTCAGAAAAGCGCGTGAAGAAATGGAAGCGCGCGAGCGCCGACAGGCTGAGGGCAAAATACTCGAACACAAAGGCGACCTCGAACTTGCAGAAAAGGCACGCGCCGAAATCAGACGATTATTCCGTCTCAAGTCAGTTAACCCAGACAAGCAACGAACGTGAAGGGCTAGGCGAAAGTCTTTCGATGTTAATGAGCAGTATTCGGGATGCCTACTGATGGGAACCCGATTTGTAAAACATAAATTCAAGGCAACGCCAGTCGATGATAACGGGCAACATTTCCCCAGCAAGCTCGAATGGGCTTACTACAAAAAATTGCAGCTGTTAGTTAAGGCCGGCCACGTATTGTTTTTTTTGCGCCAAGTGCCTCTTCATTTACCGGGTGGTTCAAAATATGTTTGCGATTTTGTCGAGTTTTTAGCTGATGGCAACGTCAGGTTTGTCGATGTGAAAGGGGTCGAGACGAGTGAATTCATCGTTAAAAAGAAAATCGTTGAGGCCATCTACCCGATAACAATTGAAATCGTAAAACGAAACGACTTCTAAACGTGTCTAACGGAATTGGACTCGAAACCAAAGGAGGTATCCTTATTGAAAAGGAAGACGATTGAATGTCTGAAATTGATCTTATTAAGCTTGATGGACTTTTGCTGTGCTGGGGCTTGTGGACTTACAGTTTCGAGAAAAACCAGCAAGGCTGGCCTGAAGAAAGCACCCTCTATAAGTTTTTACGAGAAGGGTTTGTTGGAAATGATAGCAAATCGAGAGGTTCGCGTCTCCCGTACAAGCATAGCGAAAAGGCAGAAATAATTGATGCACTCTATCTGAGGTTAAAAAAGGAATCCTATAAAAAGGCAGAGGCGCTCTATGTTTTTTACGTCACTCAGTTAAACGTTAAAGAATTTTGTCGCGTCGCGAAAATCGTACCAAGCACTTTTTACAAACGACTGGCCGCGGCAAAGATATGGATCAATGGCGAATTAGACAAAGCGCCATGAATCGAGCAATCGAAACCTGCAAGCGCAATGAACTATGGACGTTGATTAAGAAAGTGAGCAATCACTATGGCGGGGATGATTTAGACGAGCTAAAAGCGTTCGCCAAGGGTGTGGTCGAAAATTATACACTCGATGAGGCGCTGGCGTGTTTTCGTGATGTAATTAAATTAGTAAAGTAAAAAAAGTTTTAAAAGATCGAAATAAAAAAGGGGGAGATACTCCCCCATCCTTTATTTAGTTGTAGGCTTTAAAAAGCCCCTGCATCTATTTTTTTAGCTAATGCGATTAATTTATCTTTTAATTCTGGCTTAAATGCTAAATTAGCACATTCAAGATCGTGAAAATAAGTTTTATCATACCAGCTTATAGTATAGATAAACCCTGAATTCATGCTCCCCGCAATATCAATGGTCGTTATCTTGTTATTTACATCGTGTCGTACCGTATTTTCATCAATCTGTATTGCACCTTTAGAAACAAGAATGTTTTCTATTTTATAAGAACAGACTCCAATTGAATTTTCTTTAAACAATTGAGCGATTCCTGTCCATCCATTTTGCCATAATCCCAGCGCAGCAAATCCTAGTGTGTTATCTGGGCTGATGGCACTAGGGGCGCTGTAAGGGAATGCTAGTTTAATGTCAGCAATATTTTTTTTAAGATGCGTATCGTATTGATCGGAATTTTTGTTTTTCTCAATTTCATCTTTGGCTGTATATTGCAGAGAAATTAAAGACCTTGGATAGGTGGAATCATTTTCTCTGTAACCTTTTTGCTTTTGTTGCAACAAAGCGAATGTTTGACGGGTTTTTAATTGGGGAGGCAAATTTATCTTTGATAAAGGTAAAACCTGTACCCCTTGACTGGGATAAGGTCCTTTAGTTGTATCAAACGCATCAGGGCTTTCAGCATTAGCGATTGACGTTGTGCAAAACAATGTAATTGTAACTAATATTTTTTTATTCATTTTAAAAATTCCTGTTATTCATAATAAATTTTTTATTTTTTTTAGTGATCCCACCAGCCATCATAAATGCTGCAATCAACTACATCAGTTTGACCCAAAAAACGTGCTTTATTATCGTTAGTACCAATCCAGTGCTTTCCAACAACTCTCCATCCAGAGCCCGGTTTCGCCTCAAGCCAATGAACCGCGGCAGAACGTAAACCCCATACCCATTCAGCTGGTATAGTGTGTTGTAATTTTCCATTTAAATAATGTTCGCTACTCGTGCTGTACCACCAAGTATTTCCCCAATCCCAAGTGATGGATTCATTGTTCCCGCAGTTTGCTCGACTATGAATAGTTAAACCATGAAAACCAGCGTAGCTAGAATGATTCAGTGTTAAGACAGTTAAAATTACCCAAAAAACCAATTTTTTCATTTCTTCTCCTTATTTTTTATTGGATTCAGCGCGCGGAAGTATAAAGGGCTAATTAAGTAATGACTACCAGCTTGTGCCACGAGTTTTGCATGTTTTTTATACTGCTTAAACAATGAGATAGCTTTATTTGTTTGTTTTGTATTACAATGCTATACTTGTTATACAGATATAACAGAGGTGATTTATGACTATTGCAGTGCGATTACCAAAAGAGCTTGAAGCCCAGCTTACAAAGGTGGCAAAAGAAACGCATCGTACCAAGACTTACTATGTCCAGAAAGCCTTGGAAAAGTATTTAGAAGATCGAGCCGATTATTTAATGGCCGTTGCTCGACTTGAAGAAAACAACCCTAGAATCCCATACGAACAGGTGAGAAAAGAACTTGGCCTGGACGATTGAGTTTGACAAAAAAGCGCAGAAAGAATTTGCAAAGCTTGATAAGCAAGAGCAAAAGCAGATAGACAAATTTCTTTTGAAGCTGACCAAAAGCAACAACCCTCGACAGTTCGGGGATGCGCTTACAGGCAGCATGAAGTTGTTTTGGCGCTATCGTGTTGGCGATTATCGGTTAATTTGCGATATCAAAGACGAAGTATTCATCGTTATGGTGTTGCGGGTTGACCATCGAAAACAAGTTTACAAGAAAAATATTTAATCTTTGTTGAAAATCGTTCCACTTTTCAGCTATCATTTTGCTATCATGGCGAAAAGTTTGACCTCTCGCTTTGATAATCCCGGAAAATACCTGCGAATTAAACCCTGCTTATTGTGTCTGAGACTCACGCGCCTTTGCGTGGGCTAGCAATTTGCGGGGATTTTTTTATCCGAAAGGCACAAAAATTCATGCACCAGCAGCAAGATCATTTACGCAATGCCATGTTTATCTTGGGCATGATCGTTACCCTTATGTTATGTGTACTAGTTTATATCGTTGACAATGCCGATACGCTTGAGAAACGCATTGACTTGCTTGAGCAACATAGTATTGAGTCAGACACGCGCGAGAATGATTTGCGAGATGCACTGTTTCAAGCAACCAGCGCTCAAGACGATACAACAGCATTTCAAAATAGAACAGAGAAGAAACTCAACAACGTTAACGATAAAGTTAACAAGTTTTATTCATTCGTAAAGAATCGAACGATTATCGTTGTC